CCACATGTTCTCCAGCTCTTCGTTACGCTCTCTTAACTTAGCTATATCCACGATAAGCTCATCACGTTGCTTCTTGCACGCATCACGTTGTTTTCTCATCTTCTTCAACCTAGCGTCCATTACACCTAGTTGGAACCCTGTTTCATAGTTCATTCTGTTACCTCCAATAAATGTGATGATTCAAATATGTTGCCTTTAACCTCACAGTCATATCTAAGAAAGGATTTTATGTCTATATACTCAAAGTAATCATTTTCGGAGACTGCGCCCTCAAACATAAAATCTTTTAATTGAATACCATTTACAACATCAATAGATATTACTGCTCTATTAATTGTTCCTATTACAGATTCATCGTCTGGCATCTCTAATATTTCATCTTCAAACTCAACTATATCTCCCGCATATATTTCGTTGTTGTTTTTGTCTTTAAGTCCTGTACTTTGCATAAGTTCTACATCTTTAAAATCTCTTGCATGTATTAAAGCTTCTGCTTCCGCGTAGTTTTCATAGTGAACTTCAGTCTCAATGAAGTCGAATCCTACAACATCGTGTATTCTTCCTGTATATTCGTCCCACACTCGATATTTCGGCATCATACTACTACCTCCACTTTTTCGACCTCTATGCTTGCAGTTTTAATTCTCATCATTTTCATCTCCTCTAAAATAAAGTTAGTTGCTTCTGTTCCTCGTATTCCAAACCATGTTGCTTTATATATGTTTCAAGCTCTTCCGCTGTATCAAATGTCTTTTTCACGCCTTGCCAACCTGGCACGATATGCCCATGAAAGTAATAAGTGCCGTTCACTACATGGATATGTGCCACTCGTTCGTTATCCTGATACAGATATCTCTTAGAGCTGAAAAATCGGCTTAAGTATTCTTTGCGTGCATTATCTGTCATGATCTACTTCTTAACTTTCACGAATATGTCGTTTTCCATCAGGTAGCACGCATAACGTCCTCTTGGATGCACTTGTGGCACATTAAACAAATGTGGCTTCTTTCTTCTTAGCTCAGCCTCTTTACGTCGTTGCCTAGCCATTTCACGTTCTTTGCTCTCTCGCTCCATGATTTTGGATAACACAATTTCTTTATACTCAGCTAAGCGCATACCATAAGGTGCATGTAAGGCTTCTAACAACGCCCAGCCACCTCGTACTCTTTTTGCAACCATTCCTGGAGTTAAACCATTCTTTTTTATCAATTCATTTTCATGTTCGGTAAATTTATATGGTTTACCGTTAATCTTTACGATACTCATTTATTCCACCTCTGTATTTATCCTGTGTTAAAATTTTTAAAGCTCATGTTTTTTCTCCGGATGTTATTTATCCTAAAAAGTATTAGTGTGTCTTTTTGGTCGTTTTTCGCCCTATATTCACGAGCACTAATGACCAAAAGCTCTTTTTGCTCTCTCAGATAATTCTTGTCGTCGCTCTTCAGACATTAATTTTCTAAAACCTATTGCGCTTTTAGGTAGTTTCGCCCTAACCAATACCGCAGTCCCAGATTCTAATCGTTCCAATACCTCTACATCATCGCCGTACAACTTTGTCATTCTAGTAATATGTGTCGGTACCGATGAGTAAGCAATCCATTCTTGATTTTCGTAATCATAGTTCAATGTCGTTTCTCGGTCTTCTCTTGAATAACCGTCGCTTACAGTTTTTGTTTCTTTGGTAATTCTTGCCATTTATTCCACCTCTATATTTACGTTTCTAATTTTTAAATTGTCATACTCTAGTATTTCGTTAGGATTGTTATATAAGTAATCTGCCAGCGCATCTTTTTCGTTATCCACATCACCAAAATGCTTATATTCAACTTCTGTAGGTATTCTTATATCAATCGTTGCGTTTATATATGCTTGTTGTTGCATTAGATCACTTCATTTCTCTTTTGCGTTCTCGTCTTGCTTTAATTAATTCCTCGTAAGTAATCCATGTTTTGCCTGTGTACTTAGGTGCTTTACATATCCACGTTAAATTCACATCTCTATACTGATATCTGAATATCTTCGCTTTGATGTTGGCAACTTCAGTCGCCTTACCTTTAACATCTAAAACTTCGACCAGTTTGCCATCCTTCCACAAAGAGAAATCAGCTATATACGTAATCGGTCTTTGTTTCCCAAATTTAGGTTGTAGTTCGAATTTCGGTTGTATTTCGATACGATCATAGTTAGTGCCATTCATATTACTTTCTAAATATTGGTAATATTCACACTCTACTTTGCTATCAAATACAATTCCTTTGTACTCAACTTTCTTAGCGTTGTATTTACTCATCGTCCACCTCTAAATATCAAATATCGTTGCTTGTAAACCTAGTTCTTGCTCATATAGAAGTCCGTGAGCGCCTTTAAATCGTTTTAGGTCACTATCAGTCATAATTTTCTTTTCGTCGCTGAAATGGGCTCCTGTGAGCGAATAAACTTCATTCTCATTCTCTTTATACTTGATGACCTTAATATCTTCTGTGCCATCTTCTCGGTATATGTAATATTTTTCTTTCGGCATTTTTAACACTCCTTAATATTCGACGATAGCGGGGCGTGTATGACGTTCTGCAAGTTTTTGGATAAATAGGTCATATAACTTATTTTCATCGCCCTGTGCCTCGTCTATGAGTTTCTGAGCGTACATATCTGAACACTCAAGTTTAATTTTCAAAAATTCTTTGGTTACCATGCGTCTCGCTCCCTGAAATCGTCTCCGATTACTCTTACTTTTCTTGCATTGTGTTTCATTCTTGAATTGATACGTTGCCAGTTCATATTTTGATTTAGTTCTTTATCACTAAAGTTAGTTGTAAAGATGTTGTTTTTACCTACTCTGTTATCAACAATGCTGAAAAGTTTATTTAAAGTGTGCTCTGTGTTTTCTACACCCATATCATCTAGTACAAGTAAATCAATATCACTTAGCAATCTGACTAGCTCGTCTGTAGTCTCTACTGCATTTTTGTTGTATGTCGCTTTGATACGATCCATCAACATTGGTATGTGCATAAAAGCAACCGTATGCCCTTTAGCTTTAACTGCTTTTGCGATAGCGTATGCTAGGTGGCTTTTACCAGTTCCGTATGAACCTTGCAATATTAATGATTTTGGCTCTTTTGTAGAGAAGCCTTGAACGTACTCTATTGCTGTTTGTTTAGCGTGTACTTGTTTTTCATTTTGTGGCTTGTAGTTTTTGACTGTTGCATCTCTTAAAGACGGATTAACGTTTGATTGATTGAATATGTTGTTTATCTTCCGTTGCTTGTTTCGCTTATATTCCTCATAGATTTCACATTTGCAACCGTCTTTATACTCGTAACCATTCGGGTGTTTTTTAGTAGGAGCAAACTTATATAAGTCGTATTCACTTCCACATCTCTCACATTTCAATCCTTTTTCGACATGAGTAGGTTGATATTTTTTCAAGCTTTCGTTTATCTTTTCGCTGAATAGTGGTTTCATAATATCCCCCTAATCCCAATAACTTTCGTCGTACTTCATGCGTTCCAATTGATCCGTGCCAGTTGGTTGTATTTTTTGATTGAGGTACCCCTCAAATTTACTGCCAAAAAGTGTTTCTGGTCTAAGGTATTTATCGCTATCCGTGTTTAACCATTCAGCTGTTTTGATATCAATCACCTTTTTAAAATCCTCCAACCTAAAATCTTGATTCCATCTTGCTTTAATAAAATCTTTTGTTTTAGCTGTATTATGTTTAAAATGCTTTCCTGCTTTTTTATTTAAGTATTCGATAATTTCTTTATAGGGAATGGAAGACACCGTCGGGTTGCCCGACAATATACTTCCTTCATTATTAGTATTGTTATTATTAGTTAAATCATTATTAGTACTATTATTATTAGTAGTATGCGATTTACCATTAACGGTTTTTCCATTGTTGGTTTTACCGTTAACGGTTTTTCCAACGTTGGAAAATCGAATGTGGTGCGGTTGCTCATATACTAAGTACTCATAACCATTTAACCTACCACTTTTATCACGTTTTCTACTACGTTGAATGTATCCAATTTCTTCCAGTTCCTTGATTCCACTCTTTAAACCGCTAAGTCCATCAGTTGAATGTTGCTCTAGTTCTGTTTCGTAAATTTGCCAGTTATCAGGTCGACTTAACAAATAAAGTAGAATACCTTTAGCCTTCCAACTTATATTAGAATCATGTATAAAATCTTTGTGTACTGTGACAAAGTTACCTGATTCTTTGTAAACTCTAAATGTTGCCATTTCGTTATCTCCTTTCTGGTATAATTTTGTTATCGCTACTGCGTTAGATTGGGGGTGAATAAAATATGGAAAAACCTTATATGTTAACATATGATTTAAACTCACCCGGACAAAAATATGAGGAATTGAGAAATGTTATAAAAAAGGAAATTTCTAATGGTCATTGCAATTATTGGAAATCTTCATTTTTATTCCGTTCTTCTTTATCAACTTCAGAAATGATAGAAAAGTTGAAACCTTATCTCGATTCTGGAGATAAGCTGTTTGTTACAGAAATAGTCAATAACAAACAAGGGTGGTTAACAAAAGAACAATGGGATTTTATCAACCATAATATTTTTATTTAGGTTCTTTTATTGAATCTTTTGTTATATCAGGAAAACCTTTAGAATCCTCAGGGGTAAATTTTTTAATTTTTTTAGCGCTTCTAATCTCTTCCGCCAAGATGACGATTAGGAGTGCTATTTTTATTATTCTTAGTCTATTCATTCCTTTTTCTCTCCTTTCAGCATTTTATTGAGCCTCTCATCAACTTTTATCCACGAGTCATGCAAGTGGTATTTATCATTAAACGACTTAACGCCAATCGCATGTTGCTCGTTATGATGTTCGCGACATAACGCTAATACATGTTTGTCATAGTGATTCATCTTATTTCTGTTCATGCCTCTGCCAACTGCTTCATAATGTGCTAGGTCAGCGTGAGGCTTTCCGCATATTACACAGTTGCGGTTAACAGTTGACCAGTATAAGAATGATTTATCTTGTTTCAGTAGATTACTCGTTTTGTAGCTAAGTGGTATGTCATTGTAGAACGTCCAGTCAAGCGTTGCTTCAATGATTTGACTTGCTTGTGTTCTCGTACAATTACTTAGTGAAATACGTTCATCATAGCCGTAGTAAGTCCTTACATACTCGATGAACATATGTCGCATATAGTCCATTGGTTGACCTGTATATTCTTCTATGTCTTTGACAAGCGCGAATATTTTTCGTCGTTGCTTGCCGGTAATTTGAAACGGATCTATAACGTTTACATCTACTTCTACATCAAACCCGTTATCAAGTAGTAATGTTTCTTTATTGCCTAATTCAACATCCGAGATGACAACTGTTGTTGTGCCGTCGTCTTGAGTGATATAACTAGTAATTTTCGGCATTTAATCATTCCAATCAGAACGGTAAGTCATCATCAGTAATCGCAATGGTATTATCAAAAGGATTATTACCAGTTTGAGTTTGTCTTTGTTGATGATAATTGTTGTTTGGTTGTTGGTTGTTATTCTTCGGTTCTAAGAATTGAACACTGTCCGCTACTACTTCTGTCACAAATACACGTTGCCCGACTTTATTTTCGTAGCTACGTGTTTGTAGTCGCCCGTCTACACCTGCCAGCGACCCTTTAGAAAGGTAGTTTTTAACATTTTCAGCTTGTTTCTTGAACACTACTACGTTTATAAAATCTGCTTCACGCTCGCCTTGAGCATTCGTGAATGTTCTGTTTACTGCCAATGTGAATGTACCTACATTTACGCCATTTGGCGCGCTTCTTAATTCTGGGTCTTTTGTTAAGCGTCCTACTAATACTGCTCTGTTTAACATTATTGTTTCTCCTCACTATCCAATTGTTTTAATCCTGCATCTAATTTTTGGTGTGCTTCTGCGATTTGTTTTTGACTCAATTTATTAATGTTAGAGATTTTTAGCCATCTCATCGTTTTATCGATAGTTGCATCTCGCCCTTTTTCCTGAGATAAGTTCACAAACTGATTTATACGCTCTTCTAATTCTGTAATATCGTTGTCACTTGCACTTGGTAGTTCTTCGCCGTTGTAAATATATAAGCCTAGACCATGCAAAGCCGAAGCTTTAACGAAACATCGTTTTTGCGCTTTGTTGATATCAAAAGTTGTTGCACTACCTTTAGCAAGCGATTTATTTCTAAAGTCCAATACTGGAAGCCACTCAGTCTCTGTACTATCTTTCACAGTCACAGATACCTGTACAAAATAGCCTTCTGGTGTAGCCAAATAAGGTACAAAATAATTTTCTGTGTTAATATCTGGATGTGGAAACTCGTGTACTTTTACTGTGTAGTTTGGGTCAATCTTTTTCAGCTCTTGGTGTGCATATGACCATGCTAGATAAGTTAATCCATTTTTTTGTTCTGTATGATCATTCACGTTTTTACTGTTCAACTGTTCAAATAATGTTTGTTCAGTCATGTTCTACCTCCTCATACTCAATTGTTTCTGTCACTGTTTTCTTGATTGCTTTGTGCTTAGACATATCAATAACAGTTTTGTCTAGTCCGTCGAATTCTCTTGCGTCTCGCATATCAGTTGAATACTTCACTGTGTCGTTCACTTCGGTTGGTCGGTTTGTAATAAATAGATTTTCATCTTTATGCTTGATTAGATAAGTTACAGTCTGCTTCATAGCGACCTCCTACCATCTCATGACTAAGTTAATTAGTCTGTCCTGTTCGTCTGTGTTCTCTTCAATCCATTCATCTATTGCTTGGTTGAATAAGTCTGATGCCATATCTAAGTCATTCTCATCTACGACATAAGCATGTTTAATTGGTACGTTGTTCATATCTTTAACTTGTATTGATATGCCCATATGACCTTTTAAAATGAATATTTTAAAATCGAATCCGTTAACATGAATATTTTTGCGTATGATTTCGCCTATTTCGTAATACATCTTGACTTCCTCCTTGTTTCGTTTTATATTGAACACGAATTAATTTTGTTAATCGTTTGTCACTGTTACTTGTTGGCGCAAGTAGCAGTTTTTTTATTCTTCATAAAAGTATTCCTTATAAAATATGAATGTCGCTATGCTTGCGAATCCTGCAATTGACCACGCTGTGGTGAAGTATAGAAACGGCATGAGTACAATCGCTAAGACTGTGAAGCACAATACTGCTAATAGGTAGCTTTTATAAGTTTTACTCATTTTCTTTTTTCAACTCCTCCATTATTCTCTCGTCTGATAAGTCGTGATAAGGGAATTTTTTCCTAGCTAATTGGACTGGTATTCTGCCTCGTATCGCAATGTATCCTTCATCTTCAAGCTCTTTATTCAGTTCTCTTATTATTTGTCCTGCTTTGGATTTTGAAACAGATAAAATTACCGCAAGTTCTTTAGCTTGCAAACTATTTTTTATCATATCTTTTTCTCCTTTTTATTTTTGTGTTGTGTATAATTTAGTTATCTCCTAGTGAAAGGAGGTGATAATTATGAATAATATAAATCTCACTCAACGACAGTTAGATTTAATAAAGAAAAATCAAGCTATCTTGTCTAAATTGCCTGTCGAAGCTTACGCTAAAGCCGCAAATACTATGAATAATTCGTATGTTATGAACGCTCTGGAAATTCAATCGACGGTTAATAATGTTATGAATAGCATTAGAATTAACCAATCGAAATTATCTAATTGGGCTTCCTATATGCATCAAGTAACTAAGAATCATCCAATGTTCAAATCTAATTTATTTTCTAATGAGGTTCTTAATAGTTTTATAAAATCTACGAGCATTCCTAAAAACGATATTTTGAAAATGTCTTATGCTCTTAGAAATTTGAATGTCGATGTAGCTAATAGTTCTACCTTTATTAAATCCATCAATCCTGCCCATCCAGTAGAGCAAAAACAACATCAAAGCAATAATTACAGCGGTAAAAAAATTGTCGACATAATGCATATTAATCACTCCAGTTTAGGTTTTATTAATGCTAGTTCTGTAGGTGTAAGCGGTAATGCTATTTGGGACTTTTTATTAAAGTTTATTAATAACGAACCAATAAATACTCCTTTTTATATTTCGGTACTTTTTATAGCGTATTTTTGCTATCTATTAACCAGTTTTTCAAATTCAAATGATGATTAGTTGTCGGATTTATCGATTAATCTCTTTAAGCAACTCTGCAACTGCTCGCAACAGTTCAGGGTTGTTTCTTGTTTCTAAATTACTGTTTGCATGTTTTAGTAAATTGAGTTTTAATTTACTTCTTTCTTTAGCGATTCTAAATTTTTGTAACATTTGTTGTTCCTCCTATTAAGTTGTTTGAGGTAGCTCAGAACCACCTCGTATGGTATAATTGTGTTGTTGATTAAACATGCAATTTCATTTTGTCCAATTGATTTTTTTGACGACGATTTTTGTTGTAAATGTCTACTACTACAAATGGTAGGCATTCTTTTTTTGTCTTAAATCCAGCATGCTTCTTATTAATCTCTAAAATGAAGCCTTCGTAACCAATGTTTTGAAGTTTTTTAACTAAAAAATTTAAATCCACTTCATGCAGATATACTTTCAACAATTTAGAGAAACCTCTCAAAATAAAAGATTGGTAATTCCTTGTATCCTCTCCAAAAGAATCTTTGATTATTTCCAAAACTAAACCTAAGTGATTAGCACCATTTCCTTTGTATATTGATTGCAGTGCATCATAAGCTTTGATGTACCCTTTTGTTGGTGCGCTTTTTTCATAATCAATTTCCAACCCGACACTTTTTACCGTTTCGTCTATAGCTACAGCTACCGGCTCTTTAAATCTAAGTCGTGATTTACCTTTAGAGTTTGCGTTTTTCGAAGGTCTATCATTAACTCCGTAATACATCTCAGCTTCTTCTTCAATAGTTAAGTTTTCGTGCACTGTCGCTTCTATAAATGAAATGTTCAATTCTTTCAACGCTTCCACCCTATGTTGACCATCGATGATATAAAATGACCCATCTTTTCTTTTACTAACTACAATTGTGTGTAATTTTTTTGAATCAAATTTATTAACTATCTTTCTTACTTGTCTTTCTTGCACCGGTGATTGATAACTCATATCTGTCTGTAATCTGTGAACTGGTAATTGCTGGTTATACATTTATAAAATCTCCTTTTTCTATAATTTTGTTTAAAGCTTTAGAAGCCTTAACAACTTTTGATAATTCTTCAGCATCTCTTGATTTCAAGAAATTCAAAGTTAACTCTAAATCTTCAATGTTGTTTATCGCGTATAATAAGTTAGAACAGACATTTACTATGTTTGCAGCTGCAGCTTCAGACAAAGCTAAATTTGTTTCTGTTTCACTCATAGCTTCAACTTCTGCGTTCATCCGTTCCCTTCGATCTACTACTGTCGTTTGAGGTTTTTCTTTTGTTGTCACTTTCACTTTATTTGCCTCATTTTGCTTTTCTTTAGCACGAAGTTCATCATGCGCTTTGCGAATACTTTTTTTACCTTCATCAACTTCTTTTATAGTTTCTTCGTCTGCGTTTTCATAGATGTATTTAGCTCTTGCATATGTTCGTCCACTGCCAAAACCAGAAGCCTTACCGACGATATCTCGAGTTTCTCCTTTCCGTTCCGGTCCTTGGTCCGTAACGGTGTCTTTGTTTTGTTTTAGCTTAGAAGTCTTTCTATCTTTAGCTTTTTTAGCTTCAATTCTTTCTAATTGTTTCGCGTAATCCATTCTTTCTGAATAAGTAAAAGCTTTTCGCTCTTCATTTTCACTAATTTCTATTTTGAGTTGATGTTCATAATCTTCTACGGACATAACCCTCACTTCTATTTGCCTATAATCAAGTTTCTTCATAGCTTTTAATCTTCGTTCTCCAGCTATTAATTCATAATCCGGCGTGACAACCGGCGGATTAATTAAACCCCTGTCTTCAATATCATCAGCAAGTGATGTTATATCTCCGTAATCTTTTCTTATGCGTTTGCCGACAGTTACCTTATTGATATCTATAAGCATTTAATCCACCTCCTAATATAACTTAAAGTGATATTTGTATTAAATTTTTTTAGCCTTTATGTAATCAACTTCAGTGTTGAATAATTTGGCTAAAGCGTATAACTGTAAACCTTTTAACTCTGTACTATCTTTTTCCCATCTTATGACAGATTGCTTAGTGACGCCTAATTTATCAGCAACATCCTGTTGTGTCATATTTGAATTAGTCCTCCAAACTTTCACTGAGAATTCTTTGAAATCTTCCGGCATTTCGTTTCACCTCCTGTTGACATTTACAACTATACTATCACTTAAAGTAATATGTCAACACCTAAAGTGATATTTATTTCAAAAAAGTAATATTTTGTATTGAAAAGTGATATTACTTATGGTAAATTAGTATTACATTAAGTAATACTAAAGGAGAAAATTATGGAATATAAGAGTGCTAGAAAAATTTTATCAGAGAACTTAGAACAACTTATGAAAGAGAACAACATTACTCAAGTAGAATTGTCTGAAGCAATCGGGGTAAGTCAATCAACAATCTCTAACTGGCTTAAAGAACTTAAATATCCTAGAATATCAAAAGTCCAACAATTAGCAGATTACTTTAATGTACCTAAATCGAGAATTACAGAAGAAAGAAGTATTCATCAAGAAACTATAGCCGGTCATGCAAATAAAGATGAATTTACTCCCGAAGAATGGGAAGAAATCGAAAACTTTATGCAATGGGTTAGAGATAGAAAGAAATAAGACACCAAAGGGGTTTGGCTCATGGGAAAATACGAAGAATTGCTTATGAAATGTGAAGTTGAAGTGAAAGAAACACAAAGAGTACCTCGAGGATTCGATGGTTGGTATCAAGAAGGAGAAATTTTTATTAGACCTTCCCTATCCGAAAGGAACAAATTAGAAGTGTTATATGAGGAACTTGCTCATCACAAGTTGACGTATGGCAACATTTTAGATCAGTCGAAGTTCAACAATCGCAAGTTCGAAAATTACGCACGTAGACACGGCTTTATCTCAGCTGTTCCATTACGTGAAATTGTAGAAGCTTATAATTATGGCGTACGTAACTTGTATGAGTTGTCTGAGTATCTACAATTAAGCGAAGAATACATATTAGAAGCGATAGAACAATATAAAAAGATATATGGTATTGGAACTCACTATGGCGAGTATTCGATTACATTTGAGCCGTTGAGAGTTTTTAAATATAAAGAAATATAAAAAGGAGAAATGAAAAATGAAAAGATTATTAGGTTTAATATTAGCAAGTACGTTGGTGTTAGGCGCATGTGGTAGTAATGATACAGACAAAAAAGAAGAAAGTAAAAAAACAGAAACAAAGAAAGAGAACAAAGATAAAAAGAAAGAAACTAAAGAAAAAGCAGAAGCTAAAAAAGAAAATGCTAATCAAAACGATAACAATAATCAAGTAAACAACGAGAACAACACAAACATTAACAACAATCAACAAACCAATAACACATCTAAGCAACAGGTACAGAAGAATCTTCCAGCTACCAATAATGGACAACAAGCACAACCACGCGACCCAAACGAACCTAGTTACGAAGAATATTTAAATGCTAAAAGAGCCACTGAAGAAATGGAAAATAATCCGGACAAAAACCAACATGCTGGAGGTGGGCCAGGAATGTCGTTAACACACCCTAATCAGTCATATGATAGTTTTAGAAAAGAAGTAGGAAAAGCAAGAAGCGAAGCAGAAGTAATACGATAATAAAATTTCGGGTAGCCCGCCTACCCTTATTATTTTTTGCCAATTTTGAGGAGGGAGAAGCAAAATGCCAGTATATAAGGATGATAATACAGGTAAATGGTATTTTTCCATTAGATATAAAGATGTATACGGTAATAACAAACGTAAGATGCAACGCGGTTTTTCAACTAAGCGTGAAGCTAAGAGTGCAGAGGCTATCTTTTTGAATGATGTAAACGAAGGATATAGCGATTCAAAAACATTTGATTATGTTTTTCATCACTATTTAGAAAATAGCGATTTGAGACCTAAAACAAAACGACGCAAACAAAATGAATATCATAAACACTTTAAAGCTAAGTTCGGGCACATAAAAATGAATAAGATAACGCAAAATCAATGCCAAGAGTTTCGTAAATATCTAATAGAGAATGTAGCGTCAACAAATTCTGCTCGTACAATTTGGTCAGGTTTTAAAGTTGTAATTAATTATGCCAAAAAATACTTTGGATTACGTACAGATCCAACAATATCAATTAAACCTATTCCGCGTGTAAAGCCAAAACCTAAGTTTATGATGCGTGAAGAATTTGAAGAAAGAATCAAAGACATTGAAGAGCAAGATTACAGAGAGTTATTTACATTAATGTTTTATACAGGTTTAAGGATTGGCGAAGCTATGGCTCTTGTTTGGACAGACTACAATAAATACAAAAAAGAGATATCCATAAATAAAACAATGGACATCTCTAATAGAACTATATATCCGAGACCAAAAACAGATAGTTCAGAGGATATTGTTCCTTTACCTAAATTCATCAATACAATGTTAACTGAACGACACCAACGTGAAAAAGAGTTAAACAAATATTTTGATGAACGTAGTTATTTTATTTTCGGAGGAATGGCTCCCAAACATTACAGTCATGTTCAAAAGAAATTCCAAAAAGCTTTCCCCCATTATAACATTCACGCGTTAAGACATTCTTATGCATCTTATCTTGCAAATAATGGTGTAGATATTTTCGTTTTACAGTCACTCATGAGACATGCTCAAATCACTGAAACGATGGGCACTTACAGCCATTTATATACTCAGAAAAAACACGATGCAATAGCCATTTTTGACAAGTAA